CAAAAGCAGGAAGCGGCTCTTCTGAAGCTCATAGAGAAGCAGCGTGAGCTCGCAAGAACTGTAGACAAAGGTAAAGCAGCAGACAAGGCTACAAAGCAGGAAGCATTTGTAGAAGTGAACCAGAAAGTAATCACATCAGCGCAAGCATACCTACGGACACTCGCGTCTATGCAGGATACAGTTGGAGCACTCACTACAGCTCTGAATCAGATGGGTACAGCCAAGGGGATGAAGGTATTTGATATCCTTAATTCCGATGGTCAAGCAACAGTAAAGATACTGAAAGCTCTGGATGCCGAGATGGCAGTCCTGCAAGGGCGAATAGAAAAGCCCCGGTCAAAGAAGCAGCTCAAAGACGCGGCGCGGGAGCGAAGCGCCAGTATTGCGCAGCGCACGTCAGGCCGCATGATTACATATAAGAAACAGGAACTTTCAAACGCGAATAGAAGTACGTCTGCAACTTCAAGCAGCGATGGTCTCGCGTCCCGCCTCGGAAGCAAAGATGCATTCATTTTGTCAAACATGGCACGCCTCGGTGTTGTGAACCCGCAAATAGCTCAGCTGTCATATGTTCTGCAGGCCATAACCAGTACAGGGATGCTCGCGACAGTCGCTGTCGTCGGAACGGCCGGCGCGATCGTTGCGCTCGGGAATGCATCCGTGAAAGCCGCAGCAGAGCTGCAGCAGTATCAAGTAACGCTTCAGGGCCTCGCAACACATGGCTGGAATGAGGCAGACAAGAATGCGCAGTCTGCTATGGACCTCGGCGAATCCGTATCCTCTGGTATGATTCAATACGCGACGGAGTCCATCTATGCTTTTGATAAAATAGCGGCAGGTACGGAAAAGCTCGTTGGCTATGGTATTGACATGCGTGCCGTAAATGACGAAATGAAGATGCTCGGTAACCTTGCGCTCGGAGACTCCAAACGTCTTGAGAACCTCGCCGTGGCTTATGGCCAGGTATTCGGTCAGGGAAAGGCGCGAGCACAGGAAATGTATCAGTTCGTAAATGCTGGTATCCCTATCTTTGATGCGCTGGCTAAGAGCCTCGGAAAAACAACAGCAGACATCATGGATATGACGCGAAAAGGTGAAATATCTTTTAACATGATCAGAGACATCCTGCGTGACCTCACATCTGAGGGCGGCAGGTACAATGAACTCATGCAGAAAATTGCCAACATGTCTTTTAATGGGCAGTTCACCATGTTCATGAATAACATGAAAGTAATTCTTGCGGACCTTGGGAACAATATACTTCCACTCATAACAAACGCTCTCTCTGATGCCAATGAAGCCATCCTGAATATGAGGCAAGGTGCCTCACTTAGTGATATGGTCATGACATCGCAGTCGGAAGAGCGTCGATCAGGTAAAGGTCTTGCAGTATATGATAGATACTCCAAAGACGCCATCCAAGACGCCTATGATAAGCTGACTGCAAAAAAGAACATGACGAGCCTTGTACAGGATCAGGACAGGCTGTTGAAGGGAGAGCAACCGCAAGGCTCTTTGGCAACAACATTTAAGGCGCTGATGTCTGCGATGCAGAAGCAGTATCTGATACCAGATGTCAATACAACAGCAGCACAGAGAGCCTCTGCGTCAAAAGCAGGGACACTGCTTCCGTTTAGTCCAAATCTTCTTGCTTCCCCCTATCAGGTGACATCAGCATCTGCTACAAGCGGAAGCGGTTCAGCACAAGTGGAGGAAATGAAGCAGCGCGCAATCTGGCTTGATGGGCAGACGCGCAGCATAAATGCTCTCATGACATTTATGAGCAAGACGCTCGGCATATCAGAAAAAGAAATTGCAAGCATGCGCGAGCTTCTCAAGCCTGTTTCATATTCTGTTGAAAGTTCAATAGGCACGGCAGCGCTCGGTAGATCAGTGTCACCGAATGAAGAATTTTATTCTGGCCCAACAGAAGATTTTATGCGTGCGATCAACAACGTGCTTATGTCACAAGACCGCACAGCTATGCCGCAAGCAGAAAGACAGACATTGGATGACCTGCGCCTATGGCTCGAAAAAAACAAGGGTAAGGTTACAGGAAGCGGGCAGCAGGCAGAAGACGCCGATCCCGGTCCCGGTCCCGGAAAAGTGAAAGAGCGACAGTTCCTTTTGGACGAATATAATAAGGCCCTCGGAGAGCAGATACTGAATTTGCGAGAAATCTCTCTTGTTCAGCGCGAGAACAATAAAATAGAAGAGATGAAATTCAAGGACCGCGCGGACATTGGTACAAAGGGTGAGAATGATTATCAAGAAGGTATGAGCGAAGAGCGGGCGCGGGTAGCAGAAAAATTTGCCCGCACCCTGTTTCTTACAAAAGAGGCATATGATAAGGTAAGCACCGCCGCGGAAGCATATTATGGTTTTGAACGTCGTAATGCAGCCTTTACGGAGCAAGAAATCGCTGATGCCGCAACAAATCTGAAGCTGATGATAAAAGGGGTAGCTGTCACAGAGGAGTACAGACAAGCTCTTGCTGAAATGACAACAGCTTTTGCTGCAGTAGGCATGAGCGAAGGCAACATGTTGGATTTTGCAGATTCCCTTTATGCCGCGCTTGATATACCACAGCAGAACATATCTAAGATAGGCATACTTGGGGACAATTTTGCAAACTTTGAAAAAGTTATTAAAAGTACTACACCAGAAGCGCTAAAGCTCGCAGAAGCAATAGCAAAAATAGGTAAGGCATTCGGTGATGATGCAGCATCTGGTGTAGCAGGCAGTATCACGGAGCTGCGAAAGGCACTCACTGAGACGCGGGGAAGCCTACCAGATCCATTCTCAGCTACTACGCACGCACTGGATGCTCGAACATATGCTCTTTCTCAGGTAGACAGAGTTGATTACAGAGATGATCCGCTATACCAAGCCTCACGTAAAGCATCAAGAAAAGCAATGGCGGGAGATCTCGGTCTCGGCAATGAAAGCGAATTGTATTCTGGCGGTTCATTGCAGCAGTATGCCGGACTGACAGAAAAACTTAAACAAATACTCGACCTCTCAGAAAGCCTCAACGATGTGCAGGCTGAAGGCCGCGAATCTACAGGAGAGCTTGACAAGAGGAAAGAGGAGCTATCAGGACTTGTAAGCGAATACATTAAACTTAAAAATGCTGTAGAAGAAGCCGCAGGAGCTGTTGAGGCAATACAAGCCGCTTGGAAGAATGCTGCGGATTCTACCCTCGCCGGCCGGAAGGCCTTCCAAGATATGCAAGATGCGGTTATGAATAATCCTGAAGCATCTCCGCGTGATCGAATACAGGCGATCAATGAAAATCGACGGAATACGTGGGACGGGATGGGGGCATGGAGCGAGGAGCGAAAGGCCGCTGATCTTGAACGAAAGTCGAAGCTCGCAGTTTCCGTGGGGCAATGGTTCACGGGGGAAGCGCTGCAGCCGAATGGTTATATGACCAATGACGATCGCATGGATGGTATCAACCAGCAGACGAAAAAAGTAACTGACATACGCGACGCTATGGACAAAAGCAAGGAAAACGGTATTGAAATATCGCCAGAACAGCTCAGCAGCCTGGCGCAGGCCACTGAGGAGCTGACCGCACTGAAAGATGCAGCACTTGATGCAGGTGATGCAGGAAAAGTCCTTGGGGAAGCTTGGAAGAGCATAAAAACCTTGGCAATAGACACCATGCTTCAGGGTGCGACGGACGCTTTCTATGAGATGGGAAAGAGTGTTGACCAAGGATCAGATGCGTATGACAAATATGCCCTGATCGTGGCGAACATGGGTAAAACCATGCTGAATCAGCTCCCGGGAATACTTATGTCCGCTGCTTCCGGCGTGCTTATGACATCAGGAGGAGCAAACTGGCCCTTGGCCCTCGCGCTCGTTGGTGCAGCTCTCGGAACATCATTCATCGGCGGTCTTGTGGGGTCCAAAGAGAAGGACGGAGGGGATGAAGGCGATCTGCAGATGAAACTTTTGCAGAATCTGCAGGACCAGTTCCAGACGATGATCCAGCAATTCGAGCAGAATATCCTCTACTTGGACACCATGCGGACCAAATATATCTCTGATACACAGATAGGCCTTGTGCAAAGGTATGCGAAAGGCGATACTTTTGCCGGATCTACAGGTCTTGACCAGGGAATTTACACCCAGCCGACGTTCTTCAAGTTCGCCTCCGGTGCATCCTTCTCTGGTGTCATGGGAGAAGCCGGGCCTGAAGCAGTTATGCCACTGAAACGCGGGGCAGACGGAAAGCTCGGTGTAGCCGGGGCCGGCGGAGCAACGACAGTCATTGTGAATAATTATGCAGACGCTTCTGTCACTACAAAAGAGTCTACTGGGGAAAATGGTGAAAAACAAATTACTCTTATGGTAGAGAAGCTGGTAAGCGGTATGGCCCAATCGGGGAAACTCGATGGTGCCATGAGCTATCGATATGGTGTGACACCGCAGGCAACACGGAGAAGTTGACAATACGGAGCATATGCCATACAGTGATTGTATGGCATATGTAGCGTGGCCTGCGGGCATAAATCAGACAATCCTCTTCGAAGGATACAGTAAAAATCGCATGCCGAATGTGATTGTCTCACAGACAGATGCAGGCGTGCAAAAAGCCCGCAGAAGGTACACAGCGGCGCCTTGGCAACATAAAATTTCGCTCCGTCTCGAGCGCATGACCTCCATAATAGGAGGACTGACTGAGCTGCAAGCCTTCGAAGAGTATGTACATACGACACTATATGCGGGAACTATGAACACACTGTTCAAACTTCCCCCCAATACAGGAGCACAGGATGATATAGCACTGTGGCTCGATACAGAATGCCACTTTGTCCTGCAGAGCGGATCATCACCATATGTAGTATTCAAGCTATTCGGAAACTTTGCCTATGTATCTTTCACACTTGAGGAGATAGCATAATGGCACTATCAGGAGATATGATTCGAAGGCTGATGGAACAGGACACGAATAGTGTGTTCGCTACTCTTATAGATATTATATTCCCAGATACTACAGTATGGCATATGTGTGATAATCGAACAGATATCACATACAATGCTGTTGTATATAGGGCCGCCAATTTTACCTTCGATCCGCCGGACATAAAAGCGGGGGAATCGGGAGCAGCCAAGATTTCGCTCTGTGTTGTGGATCAACAGTTGCCTGCCGCGATTCTCTCCATCACGGAAGCCCCCATCCTGATTGCACATACACTCGTGATGAAAGATGATTTCTCACAGGTTGAGCACCTCGAGCAGTGGCCTTTTGAGCTACGGGATGTCACATGGACAGATATTACTCTTTCTGCCTCGCTTGTGTTCGATACACACCTTGACACAGAAATTCCGTCACGCGGATTCGATTTTGTATTGAATCCAGGGTGTCACTGATGTTACTACAACAGTCTGAAAAATATGTAGGTATTCCTTGGAAGGCGCATGGAAGAACAATGGATGGCCTCGATTGCTACGGCCTTGTACTGCTGTTTTATAAAGAGGTCTATGGTATAGATCTCCCCGATTTTGATTATGCACCAACAGGGACAGCGGTACAGGCAGCTGCGATATACAAAAGCATACATTCGTCGGCACAGGCTGTACCCGTAAATGAGGATAATCCTGGCGATATACTGCTTCTCACCTATCATGGAGAAGCATCACATATTGCAATAGACGTAGGTGCGGGATATATTCTGCATGCTGCTCGCGGAATCGGTGTGTGCATTACAGGTCTTGCTACGCAGGATGGTATCTGTTCCATTGCATCACGTATAAAAGGAAGATACAAATGGCAAACACAGTAACATACTATTCTATTCTTCTTTCATCGGAACATACAACGGAGCAGATCGAGGCAGCTGGCATAACGCTGGATGCATTGCTCAGAGATCATCTGCATACGCATGCAGAAAACAAGCAGATATGGGTGAATGATAACTGCATTGTAGACATGCAGTATGTGATAGATGCAGACGATATCATTATCGTACGCGCTCTTGTGGAAGGATCAGAATCTGCACGAAAAACCCTCGGCGGATTCTTTATAGCCATTGCCGTAATAGTGGAGGTTGTTTCCCTTGGCACGCTAACCCCAGTAGCAATTGCTATTGCTGGCGTTGGTCTAGGTTTTATCGTGGGCGATGATATCGCAAAATTCTGCGCAAAGGTCGCAAAGGCTCTTGAAGAGCCTGATGTACCCGCTGCGCGCGAAGAAATAAAGGATCGCCCCGACCTTGCAGGAGCGCGAAATTCAATGCATGCAGGTGATAAGTGGCCCATTGTACTCGGCAAGCACCGCATATCACCGTACCTCGCAGCTTCATACTGGACAGAAGTAACTGAAGGGGATGACGGAAAAGATACATGGTTACATGGTCTCTTGGCTGTTGGTTATGGTCCGCTACGTCTTACAGATTTTCGCCTCGGGGATATGCGCCTTGGTGTGGAAATGCCCGCGATAACTAGGGGCAATTTCGATGTAACGCTTAACCCTACATCAGCTACAACAATGTGGCTCGCGGCAAATGATTCTGTTGTATTTGCAATCAAGCAGAGTCCCGGGCCTATGCAAATGTCACCTATAGACGGATCGCTTATCTATGGCAAAAAAGTTGTTGAAGATCAAGTCGGAACAGAGATAGTGTGGCCAGCAGAAAATGTCACAGAACCGCAGTACTTGGCTTCTATGGTGGCTCGCATTACAGCACAGCATGTGCAGCAGGTGAACGTTACAATTGCTGCCGGTGGTTTCATAAAATATCAGAGTGATGGGACAAAAGCGGGCCTTTCCGATACATTCAGGCTTATGTGGCGGCCAATCGGGCAGACAACATGGAATAACTTTGCTGATGCTTCTTCTGTACGCACAGTTCCGAACGGGCAATATAAGACTGAAATTCGTTATTCCTTGACAGGGACATATACACAAGCGCTACAAGATGCAGTATCAGGCCCTGGCCTTCCCCTTGCTCTTCAAATTGAGGTTGGTGTCAGGAGAGGAAGAAAGAATTATGTGAATGATGTCCCCGTTGCACAAGACACATACTTGGATAAATGGACATGGGTAAACTGCAGAACCATTACGGACATAGATCCTCTCTCAGCTACAGCGGAAGAAAATTTGTGCCGTATCGCCTTCAAGATAAAAGCAACAGAACGCATGAACGGTCTGCTTGATCAGATAAACTGTATAGCATCTTCTGTATTACCTGTAGCAACAGATACAGGAATCGCGCCATATAGTGACTGGGATTTTACAAAAACGGCATGGCGAGAAACGGCTAATCCGGCGGACATCTTTCTTGCAGCTTTTCGCGGCGTCTGGTGCCCCGTCGGAAGTATTGACTTAGCAACAGCGCAAACGACTAATACAATACTCTCCTGGAATGCTCTTCGCGATCTTCGCAGATGGTGTAATGAATCGCGAGATGTAGCTATTGAAGGTGAGCTTACACGCGTTTTGGCACATCAGTGTGAAATAAATAAAGTAATTACAGGAGGAATACGTCTTGTAGACTTCCTTCAGGGCGTACTCGTACCCGCGCGCGCAAGCTTCTACATGTCTGGCTCGCGGTATAGTATTGTTCATGATGCATGGTATAATATTACGCCGGCATACAGTGATGCAGGTAAATATAATAATCTGCTAAATCAGCAGGTTGTCACGGCGGTACTCAGCCCAAAGAACTCGCGTAATTTCTCAACAACAAAGTCTTTTGTGAAAGTGCCTGATGCCATGAAGATTACTATTGTAAGTAGTGATGCTGGCTATCAGAAAATAATGTTTGTTGCACGTAATCCACAGATTACACAGGCCGAGCTTATAGCGAAACAGCTCGATGGCACCGTTGAATATGCAGAGAGTACACTGACAGGCGTTACGGATATTTATCAGGCAACACTGTATGTACGATATTCATTTGCAATGCTTATTGCACGACGCACAGTCTGTACATGTGATGTGGACATAGAGCAGTATTTCTATACGGAAGGTTCACGCATCAGCATTGCAAGTGATGTCCTTGTAACCGGTTTGACGCAGGGAAGGATACGCGTTGTTACAGATCTTGGTGCATCATATACGCTTCTGCTCGATGAAGACTGTGAGTTCCCCACAGGGCAGGGTTATGCAATAAAAGTTTGGAGTATCACAACGGGAGCGGTTGCCGAAATTGCGTGTACACCAATAGGCGCTGTCACGACAGAACCCGGATATGCCAGAACAAAAACATGGTCTGTCACGTATGCTGCAGTATCTGCATATACCAATTTACTTATACCGGAATCATATTATGCTATAGGTTTAACTGGTAAAGTATCCCATGACTATATCGTGCTGGGTAAAGAGATAAATAGCGACTATTCTGCAAAACTACACTTCGTAGAATATTCAGAATATCCACACACGGCCGAGAATATCGGTACGGTTCCACTATATGTACCCAATATTCTGCCTCCTCCACAAATGTCTCGTATGGGCCCGACAGCTCCTGCGCTTCCCTCAATAGCCGTGGACGGAAGCACTCTGGATAGTGCAATGGCAATGGCAGGGGCCGCTGCACAGGCGGTTGTAGTTGTGACACAGGGCGATCCTGTAGCGACACCAGATGTCATCACCGGGCTAAAGGTTCTTGCGAGGAGAGAATATCTTGAGATAGATTGGGACCCTGTGGGTGTAGGCCTGCATAATACACTCAAGAATTTCTCAGTAGAGATATCAAATGATGGTGTTTCATGGATCACACGAACCACAACAGCGAGTGACTATCTCTATTTCTTTGACAGGGATGTGGATGGATATCCCGAGAAAACCGGTGGTACTTACCCGCTTTCTGCATGGCGCGTTCGAGCGAAAGCGGTAAATATTTATGGTTATGCTTCCTTATCATACTGCACCGCTGTAGTTCCTGATGTGTCACAATACGATACATGGATCCCTCCGACACCCGTTGTGACACCATACTGCAATGGACGAGAGGCGGTCCTCAACTGGAGGGCGACCAATCAGTACGGAAAGATTGGTTATGAAGTGCAGATCGCCCGGAAGGACACAGCCCCGATCGAAGGGGACTGGGTACGCCCTGCGCTCACCCTTGACCCGCGCATCTCGGAGGCCAACTATACGGACGGCGCCGGGACACTCTTCACTTCGATCGAGCAGATCTCCCAGAGCCTTCCTCTCAAGGACCAGACAGTCAATACGGCGAAGGACACGAATTATTATTATCGCGTGCGCGGGATCTCTGAAGCCCCCACGACCGCTTCCCCGACGGCGCAGATTCTTGGCGCATGGTCAGGAGCATACCTCGTCGTCGCGCGGCCGACGGGAACGGCGGACCTCGTGGCGGGAGCGATAGGGAACGCCCAGCTCGCGGCGGGCGCCGTGTATGGGACAGCCATTGCGACAGATGCAATAGCCACGTCAATGATCAAAGACAACGCCATAACCGTGGCAGAGATAGCAAATTCTGCAGTTACTGCTGCCAAGCTCAATGTGAAAATACACATGATCCTATAGAATGCTTGCGCTTACGGCATAGGCATCATATAATGGGGTGACAGGCAAATAAACGTGTGAGGTATATGAGATGGCATACAGTTTGGCAAATAATACTCCAAGCGCGGGGTACATACAGTGGACGAGCGTTCAGATATCATACAACGGAACTGTCTACACCATCACAAATGGCAGTACAAACAAGAAATTTGCCTATTGGCAGCTCGCGAGTCCAACAGTACTTACTGCCGCGGACGTTCTTCCGGCACTCACGAACGATGACACCACAGTATTCATCAACAACGGCGGTATCGCCCTCTCTGTCCTGGATGCGAAGGTTGTCCTCGGGGACCTCCTCGTCAATGGCTCCGTCGCAGCGAATGCCCTCGCGGCCGGTTCCGTAACGACAGACAAGATGACAGCCAATACGATAAATGGCGATCGAATTTTGGCAAATACGCTCGCTGCGAACAAGATCGTTGCGAACTCCATCACAGCTGCACAGATATCAGCAAAAACGATCACCGCGGACAATCTCAATGTTGTTGCACGTAACAAGCTCAATTCTTTTGCAAATGCTGCTGATGGCATCACAGGATGGAGCATTTCTGCCGGGTATGCATTCGACACAGTGGATGCATATCGCACGCTGAAAGTAACGGCACCGAGCCACTATTTTTACTCTTTGCCTTTCGAAGTTCTCCCTAATGAGCTTCTTGAATTCTCGTTTGGCCTTTCCTGTCCAAACTACACCACGCAGTCAGGTTTATTTCTCGGTTTGACAACGGCCGACACATATCAGAGATATATCTATTCATTTGCAAATAAAATATGGGTAGCTGGCAGCACATCAGCAAATTGCTATTTTGTATCCGACTATAGACATACAACACGAAAGAATTTTCGCACATACATTCTCGGCTCCGCTGTTGACATCTCCTCTGTTCCCGCACCTGCATACACAGATGAAACGTATACTATCTACTGTCTTAAATTGACAGGGAGCGCTACCACAACAACTATTCGAACCGGATACAATGCGGTTACTGCGGGAACATACTGGTATTTCTTCCTTCCCCAATGTTACGTTGCCGGCTCAAGCAAGATCGTGGCGCAGCAGCTCGTGGTCAAGGATCTCTCGTCGGTCAGCTCAAACCTTGGTACGATCAACGGAAGTACTGCAGACTATAAACTCATCATGTCCACGAGTGGTGTCGGTGATGCAAATGCAGAGGGAACATTTCTTCTTGGGGCGACAACGGATGACTCCTATTTCCGGCGGTGGAAAGAGTCTGGTATATGGAAACTCGCGATCAAACTACAGAACTTTTTCGTCACTGCAATTGCATCCACGATCGTTGGTCGCTTCCAGATTTGGCGTGCGTCTGTTGTTGATCCGCTGACCGCAGATATCCTTTTTGAGGTCGATCCTGATGCCCGGCGTGTGAAAGTCAAAGAAGGCCTTTCCGTCGGAGCGGCAACGATTGATAATGTGGCACTTGCACTAAAAGAAAAATGGGACACAACAGTCGCACCTACATTCTCAGGAACGGGAACGAACAATATGACTGTACCGGAAACAGGTACGGCCAGGATCAAGAGTATTGAAGCGAAAATCGCGTCGGTCATTGATCCGGCGAATTTCACCAGCCGCTCCACGGGAACCGATCTCCTCGCGTCGTCCCCGTCGATATATGTGCGGAGTGCCGTTCGCGGGGGGACATATGTCTTTTCGACAGGTTCTCCGATTGCTGAATGGTATGATATCTGTGCCGCTCCGAATGGTGATATTTATGCTACTATATATAACGGAACAATTTACAAGTCCACGGGCGGTGGAGCGTTCGCTACAACAGGGGC